TGATTATATAGATAGAATAAAAGAAGATGAAAAATTACAAAAAGAAGGTAGAGAAGAAGAAAATAGAAAGAAAAAAGAAAAAGAAAGAAAAGAAGAACTTTCTGGAGGTGATATTCATGGAGTTGTGACAGACACAGAAACAGGAGCTATAATACCAAATGCTAAAGTAACTATAACAGACCAAGATGGAAACACGCAAGTAGTTATAGCAGACGAGAATGGTTCTTATACTGTAGAAAAAGTAGACACTAATAAAAATTATACTATTTCCATAAAAAATGATGCAGGTGAAGAATTGTATAAAACCGAGGTAAATAGTGAAGATTTTGTAGATGGTAATGTTATTAGAGATTTAAATGTAGAAGACGTAGTGGAAGAGGAAGTAGAAGATGTGGTAGAATTAAAAACATCTACTTTATCAACAGAAGAACAAGATATTTTAGATAATTATAGTATAGACGGAACTGTAGGAGAAGGTAAGGCAGAAATAAAAGATTCTACTGGAAAAACTATAGCTTATTTAGAAGGAAATAAATTAATTGGTAAAAAAACTATACCAATTATAGGAGAACAAACTTTTGAAATAGGAGAATATGTAGATAATGGAGATGGCACATATACATTTAAAGAAGGTAAAGACTATAATACAGTTATGTCGGCAGCTTCTTCAGAAGAGAAAAAAGTCATAGAAACATTTAGAAAAGCTGCTGAAGATAATCCACAATTCGCTCAAGATATTATAAATACAACAGAAGGAAATGATACTAATATGTCTGGAGATGATTTAAAAACATCTGCTACTACATTTACACCTTCATCAGAAGAAGAAGAGGTAGTAGTAGAAGAAATAATAGAAGAGAAACCAACAACCACAGAAGTAGAGGTTTATAATCCTAATACAGAAAAAACAGAAACTATAACAGTGCCAATTGATGATAATGGAGCTGTAACAGAATATCCAGAAAATGTAGAGTATGATGAAGATAATGATAGATACGTTTATAAATCAACGGAGATAGATTATGAAAACATAGAGTATCAAGATGTTCACTATCTTGATGATGAATCAACTGTAAAAGCAAAAATATTAAACAATAATCCTGAGCATGCAAACGACCCAGATAAATTAGAAGAACTATATAAAGAGGAGTTAGAAAGCCAAGAATGGACAAGAGAAGAAATAGAAGAACTAACAGAGAGACAACAATATATAGACCAGATATTCGCTGAAAATCCAGAACTAGCTGAAAAATATAAAGATATTCCTATAGAAGATTATCAGATAACAGATGGATTTTACGAAGAAATATATGACCGTATGTATGAGTTAGAGGAGGAAGATTTTGAAGTACAAAGGCGAGCAAATAAAGTAGAGACAGGAGTATTTGAAACAAATCAAGAAAGAGAAGATAGAGAACGTGATTCAATTAGGGTTAATGAATTAAACGAAAGAAAGAATAATAATACAATCACATCAGAAGAACAAACTGAACTTTCTGAAATAATAAGCAATTATGGAGGATGGGACCCCAATGAATTATACGAAGAAAATAAAACTAACCAATCAGAAAGAGACGCTAATATAGAAGCTGGTAAAGGAGATTTTACAAACAGTGAGATACAAGACCAAGAATATGAAGAAGAAGAGTTAGATTATGAAAGAGAAGATAATTTTAAAATAACTGGAATAAAAGAAACTAACTCAGAAAAATCTGATAGAATTGAAAGTGAAAAAATTGCTAATGAAGAAAAAGGTTTAGGTAGAATTACAGACGTTCAAGCAGAAGACCAAAATGTTATATGGAGTACTCCTGATTCAGAAAAGAAATTAAGAAATGATTTAAAAGATTCACTTAATACTCAAGAAAGTCAAATAAGAGCTGCTGCTGGAGATGATGAAAAGATAGCGGAACTAGAAGAGCAAGCAGAAACAACAAGATTAGCTTTAGAATATTTAGAATTAAAAAACAAGCATGGTAGAAAAGATGATGTATTTGATATAAAAACATTTAAAGAGGCTCTAGAAAATAATGATACACAGCAACTTAGTATGTTTTATAATGACCAGAGAACAGAAGCTATAGGTAAATTAGAAAAAGATAGACAAAGTATTGAAGACGGAACCTTTGAAGGTAGTGAAGAAGAAAGAGATAAAATATTAACCACACTTGAAACATTAAAAGAGTCTAAGCAAAAAAGTGAGTTACCAACTGAATACACTGATAGATTTGGAGAGATAAAAGGTACTGAAAGATTAAAATGGGACAAAAAAGGAAAAGCTTATGTAGGACACGGAGACATAACAGGAGACTCAAGAACATCTAGAGAACTAGTATATCTTACTAATATTGACGCTGATGATAAGCAAATAAGCCAACTAAACGCTTTATTAAAAGACAGGGAATATATAGAGGAAGGAAATAAGAATAATTTAGCAGTTATAGCAAACGCACAAAACGACCTAGCAAATTCTGGTATTACTACAGTAGAACCTGTAGGAGGACTTTCAGGTTCAGGATTTGCGAGGGTAATTGATTGGAATACTGGAACATCCTATTATGTGGACAGTGATTGGTTATATGCAGATGTGGGTACACGAGCAATAAATTTAGAAAAGAAAGAAAAAAAAGGTTCAATTACATTAGAGGAAGCTGAAGAACTAAAAGGGTTAAGACAAAATGCACCTTATCTACGTATACAAGGACAAGTAAACAAAACAGCAGGACTATTAAGCAATGTCAAAAGTGGAACTCACGGACATCCAAAAGGAGTTCATTCTCGTTATAATAGTATAAAAGAAGTAGATGAATTTATACTTAGCAGAAAAAAACAAATATTTAAAACAGGAGCTAATCCTGATGTTAATTTATCTGCAGAACAAATTGCTTTATTTGATGAAATAAACGACCCTGATTTTGATAATTCTTTGTTAGAACAAAAATTAAACGAAATAGTATCTTATAGTCCAGAAGCATTTGAATATGATTTAACAAAAGAACCTGAAACAACAAATGAAGAAACTAGAAGTCAGGGTCCTACAGGACAAGATATATTACAAGGAACAATTGATGTTGCTACAGGAATTATGGATTCATTTGGAGGTCCAGATGCTTTAATTAACGCTGTAATGGGAAAGAAAGCTTTAGCAGCAGCTATGAAAGATGTTACTCCTATGCAACAAGCTAAATTAAGTCCTATGTTTCACGAACATTTAAGAGAAACAAAAGAGTTATCTAAAAGAGGATATCATCCATCAGAAGAACTTAAAATAAGAAGAGGAATAGACACAGCTTACCAACAAGGATTAGAAAATACTGTAAGAGGAACAGCTGGAGATAGAGCTAAGTTTTTAGCTGCTTCAGGAATATTTGACGCAAAAAGAAGTTTAGCTTTATTAGAAGTATCTGCTCAAGACGCTGCTCTACAAAGGGAGAATAAAAAAGCATACACTGAATTATTAACTTATAAAGAAAACTTTGACGCTGCGCAACAGGAAGCTAAAAGAACAGAAAATCTACAAATGCAATTAGCAAACAAAAAAGCTGCTTCTGAGTTTGCTGGGCTTACGTTCGCAAACGCTTTATCAGGAATGGGTGGTAATTCTTCTCTTATAGACCAATTAAAAGGAATGATGATGAATAATTATACAAAAAATAATGGATTCAAATTAACCAGTGAATACGAAGAGAATCCACCAACAAACGAAACCGAAGAATAATGGCAATAGACTATGGATTTTGGTCAACTTTAAGCACAGGATATCAGTCTTCTCAAGATAGAAAAAAGACAAGAGACGCTGAATCTATGAAAGAGATGCAATTGATGCAAATGATGCAAACGCAACAAGCTCAAAGAATAGACCAACAAAACAAAATACAATTAGAGTTAGATAATGCTTCAGCATCAGCTACACAACTATTAAATAGTTCTTTTGGTAGACAAAAAGATGTTGATGATATGAAGACATGGCATGCAGAACATTCTGGATGGGGAGATATAAAAAATGTAATTCAACAATATAACGGAGATTATACACAAGCTAGACTGTATGGTAACTTAGATTATTATATAAATCAATATAAGATGAATATTAATAATCCAAATGCCGACCCTACAAAGGGAAATCCGATATTAAGAAGAGTTGCTGACAACAAAGCTAATTTAACAAATTTTATAGCGACCGCTCAAAATACAGAAACATCAATGTTAATTATGCCTGGAGATAAAGATAGATACGATGCGTTTATAGCAGGGGAAACAGATGAATTTGATTATAGAGGAATGAGAGGAGACTGGGATATAACTTCTATGATGGCAGACACAGATATGGGTAAAGAAATAGATGTAGATACTTTCTACGCTCATAATATGCATGCTATATTATCAGATATGGCTAAAGATACTGGAATGGATATGGGGACATTACAAAATAATCCAGAAGCTGTAAAAACTTGGATAAAAGATGCGTTGAATTGGACTGGAGAACCTGTATATGGACAAAAGAAAATTGAAACATCTTATGTTAATCAATTTCAAAGTAATATGGATGAAATACCTGCATTACTTTCTGAATATAAAGGCTCTACAGGAGCATTTACATTATCAGATGTTTTTGAAATGGAAGAAAAACATGGAGGAAAATATAAAAGTGGATTTGCGTCTTTATTAGAAGGAAGAAGTAGTGAAGACGGAACATCATATTCTGATGTATGGCAAATGTTAGGAGGATACGATAGTCAGCAAAATCCTCATAGTAAATTAGGAGGTACAAATATTATAGCTGGACATCAGTTAATGTCATCAGCCAGAATATTAACAGACCCAGCTTTACAAAATTCTGTTTTAAAATCTCATTATGGTGATTCATATTTTGCAGATGGCCAAACGGTTAATGATATAGACGTAAAAGGATTATATACAGAAACTGGAACTATGGTAACAGATGATGATATATCTGGAACTTGGTGGGAAAGAGGAATAGAAGTTGGAGGTACAACTGCAGTAGGGGGAGCTGCAGTAGGAGCAGTTACAGGTCCAGGAGCTTTAGTAGTAGGAGCTGTTAGTGGGGTTGTTGGATTTGCAGCGGGAGCTTTAGGATTCAATCCTTATGGAGAAGGCGAACAAATGGACCTAAAATATAATGGAACTTATTTAGGATTTAGAGTAAGAGGATTAGACAATCAAACAGGAGAGCCAACATCATTTTTAATAACTAGAGATACAGACAAAGCTGATATACAAAAGATAAAGTCACAATATGGAAATATGCCAGTTGAAATAGTTATGGTAAACGAGCTTATTGATACAGATTATACTTCATCTGATGATATGTATTACGATGTAGTAGATATGAATAATATGTCATTTAGACAACAAATGGACGCAACAACAGATAGTGAATCATTAAGTAAAGTATATAACGAATCATTATCTTATGAAACAAAACAAAAGAATGATGCTTTTTATCTAAAAAGAAAAACAATGTTAACTCAAGAGTTAGCTAATGTTTATACAGGAGGTAATACAGAAATATTACCACAAGTAGCTGATACATATAAATCAAGTATAGAAACAAGTCTTGTTGTTGGAGGAGTGAGTGCAGAACAAAGTAATCTTACATCTCCTATAATAATGAGTTGGTTATTAACAGAAGCAAATAAAGTTTCTGGTGGAGATATGGCTAAGACAAATCAAATTATGAAAGAAGCTACATCTGGATTAAGTTCTATGTTAAGTAAACCAGAGAACGCTCAACTACAAGAAGCAATGAAAAGTGGACCAAAAGGATTTATGAATTGGTATAGTAAAAATACTGATAAAGAAACATTTAATAAATTTAAAAAAGTAAATAAATCTTGGTCACAATACTTTACTATAAATAAATAATATGGCAGACAAAGTAGAAGGATACGATTTACCAACAATACTTAATGAAAATTTAATGGCTCCAGAAGACGCTGTTAAAGGATACGATAAATCTATGCCGACTTCTTCGGATATATTTAATAGTATGTTAGCTCCTACGCAACAAGAAGTAAGTCAAGAAAGAGATGTTGACGATTACTTCAAGAGTGCTGCTCAGAGGGAATCAAGAGAAAATTTAACACAAGGTTTAACAGAACCAATGAGAGGAGATGTTGAAACAGGAAGTTTATATATGACTGACCCTGACGCCGTTATGGGAGATGCTACTTCAGATTTCGGTAGAGCTATAAGAGCGGGTTGGGGAGATTTAGTTTACGGCACAGGAGATACGATAGATTTTGTTTCAGCTTTAGTTAATCCAAATGACCCAGACCCAAATACCGCTGTAGGAGATTGGTTAAAGAAGAAAGGAGAAGAGTTTCAAAACGAAAATCTTTTAATTATATCAGAAGACTTACAAGACGTAACATGGGCAGATATGTTTAAAGCTGAAATGTGGACCCATAAAGTAGCTAGACTTATACCATACGCAGCTTCCTTTATGATACCATATGGAGGAGGAGCTTTCGCTGCAGGTAGATTTGCTAGTTGGGCTGTAAAGGGGTTAAAAGTAAGTAAAATGGGAAGAATGGTAAGTACAACACACAAAGGTTCTAAAGTATCTAAATTATTATATGGAACAAATGTAGTTGGAGGTTCTGGTATAACCAAACATCTTGCTATAGACGCTGGTAAACAAGGAGTAATCCTAACAAAAGGAGCTGAAACTGTTTCAAAAGCTATAGGTGGTGGTCTTGCAGCTAATACATTTGAAGGATTTTATTTAGGAGGGGAAACTTACAATCAAGCTATTAAAGATGGGTTAACTAAAGAACAAGCAGCAAGTGCTGCGAGTGGAGTTGTTTGGGACAACTCTAAATGGGCGGCTGTGGATATAGTTCAATATGGGTTACTATTCGGAGGATTAGGTAAGACTATGAATATAAATAGAGTAGCTAGACTAACTCCACAACCAATGGCTTTTAGTGCTAGTGTCGGAGGAGTTATAAAACCTTTAATACAAAGAGGTCTTATAAATTTACCTACAGCTGGTGTTTATGCGGGAATAGAAGGATTTACTGAAGGAGTACAAGAAACATATCAAGAATGGATTAAATATGCTAATCTACAAGAAGAAAAAGGGTTGGGATATGACTCTTATTCAAATTATCTAACTGAAGCAGACGGAACATTTACCGCAGAAGCAAGAGATATATTTTGGACATCTGTAGGATTAGGAGGAGCTATGGGTGGTACCAGAGGAGTAGTAGACGGAATCGCTGAAAGACAAAAAATGTTAGATGAAAAAATAGAGAAAACTGAACAACTAAGATTATTATCTGAAGATGGAAGTTATTCAGAAGAATCATTGAGAGACTTTCAAAACCTATCTGACGAATTAGTTGCAGACCATATATGGAACTATAATGGAGACGGAAGTAATATGAAATCAGTTATAGAGCAACAAGTTAAAGATGGTAAATTAACGGAAGAAGGAATGGAGGGCGTATTTCAAACTATAGATAGAATGGTTGAAAACTATGAGAAACATTCTGTAAATACAACATTAACTGAATCAGGAGCTAAACAAGTTTTTTATAGAGAAAATAGATTAACTAGAAATACCTCACAACAAGAACAAGTAAAAGGAATATTTGAAGAAAAAAGAAAAAAGGTTAAAGAAAATGTTTCTAAAGAAAAACAACAAAGTAAACTGAACGACCTTAACATGGAAGAAAAGGCTACTTTAGAAGAATTAGAAAAAGAAGAAAATCAATTAAGAAACGAAATAGAAAACTTTTATTTACAAAAGGAAGAGGTAATGACCAAAAAAGGTGAGGTAGATAAAAGGTATAAATCTAGACTTACTTCCGATGAAATGGAAAAATACACACAGAAGGGAGAAAAAAGAATGAACGCTAAGGAAGCTAAAGAAGCTGGCATGTCTATAGAAGAATATAGAGAGTATAAGAAAAAAGAAGAAGGAAAAGGATTTTTAAGTAAAGCTTTTGATGCTATTAAAGGAGGAGTTAAAAAAGGAGCAGAACTAGGTAAAAAAGGAGTGCAAGCGGTTTCATCAGCAGCTAAAAAAGGAGTAGAATCTGTTCAAGAATTAAGAGGAAAAGATATTATTGAAAGTGCAAAAAAATTAACAAAAAAGAATGTTGTTGAAGCTGTTGATAGAACAGAAAGAATATTAAAGAAATCAAAAACTGCACAACAAATAAGAAAAGCTTTTACTGAGTTTAAAAAGAAAATGAAAGGGATGTCTGGTGTAAGTGTTGAAACCTATAAAAAAGCAGAAGAATATTTAAAAGGAAAGCAAGACGGAACAATTACAGAGTCATACACGGAGTGGGCAAACAAACAGGGAGAAAGTAAAAAAAAAGCGGTAACTGAAAAAAAACAAGTAAAATTACCTGAAGAACCTAAATCCGAAGAGGTTCGTAAGAAAATTCCTATAAAAGAAAAGGTTAAAAAATTAGCTGAAGCTATAGTTAAAAAAGGCGGAGAGCTTATAGTAAAAGCTACATCTATTGTTCCTACTAGTGGTGGTAATAGTTATATGATTACAGACAGTAAGGGAAGTACAATTAAATTTTATAATCAAAAAGGTAAGGTAGGAAATCAAACTATAGATAATTTCTTAGCTAAATATATAAATCAAGATAGTGTAGATGTAAAAATAAAATTAATATTACCACAAGAAGGACAAGAGAATGTTGTAAATATAGATGGTCAATTATTTTTTCAATTTAACAACAACCTTTATCAATATAAAATGGTTGCTGAGGTTGATGGTAATGTAATAGGAACTATAGAATATAGAGACTATGCTGTTTTAGATGAAGATATAAAAAGAGCTAAAAAACCTACTAAAGTAAAAGAGAAAGTAAAACAAGTTAAAGAAAAGATTAAATCTATTTATGAAAAAATAAAAACTAAAGTTAAAAAAGAAGACACTAAACCATCTAAAGATAATACATTTGAAAAGTATGATGGAGCTGTACCTAGAAGAAATCACGAAGTATATACAAACGCTGGATTAGGAGAATATGTAATGTTACAAAGACTAATCAAAAAAGGATTAATACCAGCAGACCAAGCTTATATTTTGAGTGGTCAACTTTTAGATTCTTTTGGAAATGAAGCAGTATCATTAGCTATAGGTAGCACATTATTAATATCAGAAGGAGGAACTATAGGTACAGATATTATACATGAAGGTGGTCATGTATGGTATAGAATGCAAGCTGAATCTCCACTAATTAAAAGAGTAAATAAATTATTAGTTGAATCAGATATATTTGATTTAACATCTATACAATATCCTGAACTAACATTAATTGATGTAGGAGGAACTGTTATGACAGTAGGCACATTTGTAGAACTACAAAAAGGTATCATGAATAATAGTAACGAGGTTAAAAGTGATATTAAAGATATTATAACAAACATTATAAAAAATGAAGGAATAGACGATACTAAAACAGCAGAATTATATGTATCTCTTATTACACAACTTACTACAAAAAGAAGAGGAGGAGCTATAGCTAAAAAGTTATCTAACTTAGAACAAAAACATTTATTAGAAGAATCTTTCGTAAGAACATTAGAAGCTAATACTTATGGTAGTTTAAACTCTATTATAAAAAATAGTAAAGTTCAAAAACAACTAGAAAAAGATTTAGTTAAGTTTTATCAAGAAACTAAGAAACTTGCTACAGAAGAAGAAGCTAGGGAATTTTTGAATTTAGTAGACGATGTAATACCTACCCTTACACTAGACGCTGCAATGAAACACATACTCTTAAACTTCGGTAAAAAGGGAACTATAGAAAATTCTGGATACGCTGAAATCAAACAAGCTAAAAAAGCAGCATTTAGAAAAGCTACAGAATATTCATTAGTTCATACATTCTTAAACTATGAGTTAGGTAAAGGATTAGAAGACGAACAAATTGCAGATAATGTAATTAAAAGAATAGATAAATCTGGATTAATTAATTCTAAATCTTTAAAACCTAAACAAAAGGAACAACTAAAACAATACATAAGAGCTGTTTTATATACAACTAATCCTAAGTATAAAAAGAATTTAGCTGGTAGTGATAAATTGTTAATAGAAGCAATACTTAAAGAAAAAGGTATTGGTCTTAAATCTAAAGAAGGGGAACAACTTACAATACAATTTCAAGAAGAAGAGTTCAATGACGAAACTGATGTAAATTTAGCTCAGCAGCATAACGAAGAGTTAAAGAACATGAATATGCCTAAAACTCTTACTAACTTTTTTAAGGCAGTTGCAGAAATATACAATGTAAAACAAACAGAATCTCCTTTTGAAAGAAAGAAGTTAATGTATCAATTATATAATCTTGCTAAGTCAGTTAGAAAAAATCCAGAAGACTTTATAAGAATGGTTAGAGAAAGCAAGTCTGTTGAAATAGAACAAATGCTTAGTATATTAGATAACAAAGTATTTGAAAATCAACATTATACAGATGCTAAGCTATTACAAATATCTAATATATTTCAAAGTATGGTAATTGAAAGATTACAGGGAGACATGTTACTTATAAAAGATGGTAAATATTTATGGAAAGACAACACCCTATTAAGTAGAACAACAGAACAAAGCATTATAAGTAGAATGATAGATGGTTGGTCTAATCTTACAAAAGCAGAGCAGAAACAAAAAATAACTTCTTTAGAAAATATATATAATCAAGTGTCAGAAGATAATTATAGTGAAGGGTCTAAGCATAATGGTACGACAGCTATATTAGAAACCTTATTTAAAGATACAGATGGATGGGAAAGAGTTGATATAGACGCTGTATTAAATGAAACAATTATATGGAATAATAAACCAATGTTTTTAACAGATGTGTTTTTTGATTCACAAGCAGGATTACAAGGAATTAATCTAAAGCATGGTAGATGGATGTTGTTTAACAAAAAAACAGAAAAGTGGACTACTAAAGTAAATGAACAAGCTCAAGCTTACGATTACACTAAAAATAATTTGCAGTCATTTAAAGAAGTTTTAAGAGAAGTTATGGTATTATCTAGACCTATGAACTATTTATCTATTGTAGACAATGTAACAGGTGATGGTATTAGTATATTTAATAATAATAATTCATTACATAATCAAGCTTATGATTCAGTAGAACAAATATTAAGTGTAGATAAAAGAAAGAAAAGTATATTCAATCCTAAGAATAATATTTATTCTAAAATGATAGAGGAAAAAATGGAAATGGATATATTGTTTGATGGAAGAACTGGAGAAATACTAGATAATCCATTTGATATAAGTGTACACGCTGGAATGTATAGATATACTCCTGGTCAAGAATCTATAGAAAGATGGGATAATGGAGCAAAATCTATGACAGAAATAGACCCAACTGAAATGATGGCTATTGATATGTATCATTTCTTAAATGCAGTACAAAAACAAAAAGGTGGAGAATCTGTTTTATATGACCAAGCTATTGGTACGTTCTCTGACAAAAGTAGAAGATATTATGTTAAGTCTATTGCTATAACAGACGTAGCTAGTAGAAATAAAGTTCTAGGAACATTATATAATAATCCAGCATTAAAAGACAAGTATATAAAAGGTGGTGACGTGTTTCCTTATACTATTGTAAAAGATAAAAAAGGTAATTATCAAATCAAACAGATAGATGAGATTTATGATAATTTTGTATCAGAATTATATATAACTCCTGAGTTATTAGAAAATAATAAAGCTTGGGAAAATAGTACAGTAGAACAACGTAAAAACTTTTTAATGAGTTATATATCTAATAAGTTTATGGCTCAACAATTATTAGGATACGACCATAAACAAGCTAAAGACGAAGTAGATTATATTAAAAGGTTAGCTGGTAGTATTGCTTCTCATACTACATATGACCATAATACATCATTTGAACCTGTTATAATAAAAGACTATTATGTAGACAAAAAAGGCAATATATATACTGAAAGCGAAAGACCTAAAGATGTAGAAACATGGATAGAAAATGACGCTGCTGGATATATACTACCACAACAGGCAAAAATAATTACAGAAAAATATGGTGGAGTTAAAGATGTAGGAGGTGTATACAAGTTTGTATATAACTATAGGGGAGTAGATGGCAATACTACATATCTAAAATTTGCTGTACAAGTGTTAACCCCAGAAATGGAAAAAACAAGTGAAATACATAAAAATATAGCTAATGTATTAAGAGAAAGAAATATAAGTATTGCAGATGTTACTATACCTAATTTAGAATATATAGATATGTTTGCTCATGGTCATCTTATAATAGCAGCTTCTGAATCATCAGCTAAATTATGGTTTGATGGAGTTAATGGTAAAAAAGGTAGTCAATATATATATGATGTAAGAAACCTTGACGAAATCAACTTAAATAATATATTAAATAAACAAGATGAATTATTTATAGAGGGAGATAAACTTGACTCTAATAGAGAGTTCAAAGGATTAAGCGGTAAGGGACTAGGAATACAATTAGAATTAGACAAACAAAAAGATGAAAGATATTATCCGTCACAATTATTTTACAATTTAGCTAATAATATGAACTCCCCTAAAGATATGGGGATTCTTAATAGAATGTTAGAACTTCGTAAAAATGTAATGGAGAAATCTAATAAAGAAAGAAATCTTGATGAAGGAATGATTACATCTTCAGACTCTACAACTCAAGATGTATTTAATGAAATGGAAAGTTTTAAAGATTCTGTAGACCCAACAGTGTTTGGACAGTTAATTGCTTCTATGTTTGGTAATATAGACGGCAGATACCCTGCAATGAACTCTGTGTACAATTCTATATCTAATGGTAGGGTAGCTAAGAAAGGGACTAAAATGTATACAAAAGGAAGTATAGCTTATCAATCGTCTTCATTAGGAATGGGATTAAAAGCTTTTGAAGAGACAACTATTGATGGTAAAAAGGTAGTAGTTTCAGAAGCTTATATTCCTGGTTATATGGAAAAGCAAGGAGTTAAGGTTGGAGATTTATTTTTAGGAACTAGAATACCATCTCACGGTAAAGTAAGTACAAGTGTATTTATGGTAAAAGGATTCCATGGACAATTAAAAGGAAGTCCTACATCTAAGATAACTATACCAGCAGAAGTTTCTGCATATTGGGGAGCCGATTTAGATGGAGATTCGGTTCACATGAACTTTAAATATAATAAAGATGAAATTAAAGGAGCTGATGATTGGAGAAATGATAGTAATAAGTTCTTTGATTTATATGTAGACTTAGTTAGTAGAGAAGATATAAGAAAAGAAATTACAGCAAATATAGATTTTGTATCAGATGTAGAAAATGTAATTGGTAAAGAAAGACCAAAGGCAGAATCTCAATTAACTCCTGTAGGAGATTCTAAAGTATTTAAAGAAAATGTTCCTACAAAAGCTCTTGTAGGTATTGTAGCTGCCTTACAAAGAAGTTTAAATATATTCTCTGCTAGTGGGGTTGAATTAGGATTTGAAGTAAATATAAACGGAAGAAAGGTAAATAAATTTTATGATAATAGAAATGAGGAAGGAGGCAAGGGTAACTGGTTTGGATTAGCTCAGTTACTTAATATAGTATTAGACAATGCTAAACACCAATATGCAGATAGACTAGGACTAAACGAACAATCTGTAGCAGGATTTGTAATGTTGAGAAGACTTGGATATTCCTTACAACAAATTAAAGACATATACACATCTGATATAGTTCAAAAATATTTCCAATGGCAGAAAACAATAGATGGTAAAAGATTTGTTTCTTCTGATTCTACTATACAAGAATTACTAGGAATAAAAAAGAAACCTGGTAAAAAAAGTTCAGACTTTAAAAAATGGTTAGGCAAGCCACTAGGATTGACAAAAGAAGAAAATAAAATTTTAACTCTTGTATATAATTTAGAACAATTTAATAAAGATGTAGCTCAGCCTGTAGGTAAAGCGTTTACAGTACACCAGTCTATTGAAAAGAATCCTTTAGAATTAAGAAGTACAATTAAAAAGATTGAGGACATTAGAAACGACCCTAAAAGAAATATGGGAGGTTTATTTGAAAACCCTATTCTAACACACGCTTTAGAATTATTTGATACTATGTTAGAAAGAGCTTCTGTAACAGATATAAGATATACTCCTTATATGCAATCTATAATGGAAGAAGCTTATAACGACAAGAAAGGATTGTTATTTAAATCACAATCAGAAAAAAATAAAATTGTAAATAAAATAATATCTGATAAGATGGTAGAAAATATGGTAGGTATTATTTTCCCTACATCTACTAAAGGTGCGTTAATAAATGGACTAAAAGATATTATTAAATCTAAACCTGATAACAAGTTTATTAAATCTATTAAGATAGTTAAGAATAGTAAAGGTCGTGAGATTATAGTATTAAACAAAGAATTACTTAATGAATTTATTACAGAGTCAGAAATAAATGAAATCAGAAAAGACTTTAATGAATTAACAGAAAGAGAGCAAACTCTTATATTTAATATAGAGTACAAATTCTTTGATTTTGGATTTAAAGAAGAATCATTAACTCCTTTATTCTCTGATAAGTTTATAGAAAAGATAAATGGATATATGGATAAAACCATTAAATCTATGCAAGAACCATCTAATTCGCAATTAAGTCCTATAGGAATTATTAGCACAATAGAAGATAAAATTAAAACAGAATCTCAAAGAGAATTTGATATTAATAAACAATTAGAAGAAAGAGCTAAACAAATTAAAGAAGAAGAAGATAATGTAGGTAAAATGACATTAGAAAATATAGAAGAAGAATCTATAATTTTAGGGAACAAGAAAACAATTAGTCATGGATATGACACCTATAACAATACAGGTTCTGATGTACCAAAACTAATTAAACCTGGTAATACATTAATAGTTATTAGTCCTCCTATAAAAAGAAATAGTATAGATGAGATTAATAATTTAGATACATGGGCTAAAAGTGAAGGATATGATAACTTTGAAGATATTAAAGAAAATGGTAATAAATATCATAAATCATTTATTAAAGGAGAATCCCCTATATACATATATAAAATAAAGAATGTTTCTGCCGCTACAGAAGTTAAAAGAGCTAAGAAAGCATTTGATAGATACAATAGTGAAGGGGTGGAATATATGGATAGTAGCGATATGTTGTCATTTGATGAATGGTTAAATGATAAAGGAATTACTATACAATCTATAACAAAAGACAGTTTAATACACGCAAGACTAAAAGAAAGATATAGACAGTATGTTATTGACCACAATATAGCAATAGACTTAGTAGAAGAAAGATTAACTAAAGAAGAGTTGCAAAAACATACTGATGAATATCTTTATGATGCAATGACTAAGTTAGATAAATTAGATAGCTCCGCTACAAATAGAGCTAAACATTTAATTAGAACGGAAATAGCTCAAAGAGCTTTTGAAAAACAAACCAAATTTTTACAAGAAAAAGCAGATTTACAAAACTATGATTTTCAAAAACCAGCTAAAAATGACGATATAAGTTGGTTAAGAAAATGGATGGGGTCTAATAATATGACATCTAAAAGACCAGAGATACAATATATGATAAACGAAATAGAAAAAAACTATTATAATTATTTAGAAAGATATAGAATATATGCAAACGAAATCAATAGTGTACACGACAAACTAATAGAATCTAAAATGTCTAGTGTTGGAGTAATTGAAAGAATGAAGGGTAAAATGAATATGTCTGAAAGATATGAAAAGCTATATGGTAATATTACAAATAGAAGTAAAGGAGGAAGAATTGTAATGATATCTACAGAAGAAATGAACGAAAAAAGAGATTCAGTTAGTCAAGAAGAATATGATTATTGGAATTTATATCGTGAGATGAATAATAAATTTGGAAATATTATTAATCAAGAAAGAGGAGAAAATATTAAAAATATACAAATGGGAGACTTAGAAATGTTTTCTAAAGAAGGATTGTTTGGTCTTTATGATATGAGAATGGGTAAAAATATGCATGTAGATAATGTTAAATTGTATTTAGATATTAATGGAACTCAAGTATTAATGTCCTTAAGCAGTATTAGAACTTATTTAAAAAGTGCTGGTACATCTAAAGAAAGAATTGCTAATGTAGCTTTATTAGAGAAATTAAAACATAAAGCAACTAATTTAAAAAAGAAAGGAATAAACGAAGATGGAAGTAAAATAACTTTAACTGATGCTGAAATAGACGCTTTATTAAATGATGGAGACGCTATTACAAAAATGGCTGAAGGAGTACCTCCAGATAAATTAAGTGACGCTGATAAAGCTTTAATAGAAGAATATAAAAGAAGACAGTCTACAGAATTTGAACATATGTCAATGGATTTAAATGGAGCTTTATTAGAATATGTTAGAGGAACCTTATTTAAACATGGAGATGTTATAAGAGATGCTTATGGTAATTCTATAAACTTACAAGAAAATCCATTTGTAGGGATGAAAAATATGTCTGTATTAGTAGATTCAATTATTCAATTTAATAAAGAAAATGGAAATCAAAATGCTGCTGAATATTTAACTAGATGGTGGAAAGAATCATTCTTAGAAAAGAAAGAAAGAAAGTTAAATACAGCTGAAAAAATATTAGATTGGATAGTTAGACTAACTACATTAAGATTTATAGGATTTAATCCATGGGTAGCTCTTGGAAATATTTTAGCTGGTAAATATCAAGAACTACGTAAACGTGGAGGGAAACAATTTATATTAGGTGAAAAAAGATTCTTTAAAGATTGGAGCTACTCTCAAGAAATATTAAAGAAACATAGAATAATTGAATATAGCTTTAGTGATTTTGTGCACATGGATAATAAAAAAGGAGCTTTTGGAAAGATAGAAAGATTATCTTTTATGTTTATGGATAAATCAGAAAACTATATACAAGGAACTGCTTTCTTAGGAATGTTAACAGAAGAAGAATATAAGTCTGGTGAAATATCACAAGAACGTGTAAGGCAAATTAACCACAAAATTTCTACATTACATGGTGAAGGATATACAGCATTAGATGCTAGAATGTTAGGTACTTATGCTTTAGGTAGAGCTATGTTACAATTTAAGAAATGGTTCTATACATTAGTAGGAGATAGATTCCAACAAAGAGATATAGATAGATTTGGTGAGGTACAAACAGGTAGTTATACTACAGCAGGTGGATACGTTCAAAGTTTATGGGGGAAAATGATTAATGGAGAAATTTCTATGCAGTCATTTAAAGAAGAATATAATAAACTAGAAATAGACCAACAAAAAGAAATGGGAGCTTTAATAAGAGGAATAGGATTAGCTGGAATTGTATCTTTACTAATATTATTATTAGATGATGATGATGATAGTGACGATATAATAATTAGAAGTCTTAAAGGGTTAAGTAAAGATATTAATATAATGACAGATTATAATAGATTTATAAATTATACTATTATTCCTTCAAGTTTTGGTACAGCTCAAAATATAGGTAATACTGTTAATTATGTTATTAGTGGAGAAGAGCAAAAGAAAGATTCTTATTTAGCAGAAAAAGGAACTCCTAAATGGAAATCAGAATTGAAATATGATGTATCTCCATTTGGTCAATCTCATAAAGAACTAAGAAAATTAATGTATAGTGGCGAATCTGAAAAAGAAATACCAATAATACGATAAAATTTACTAACTTTGTAAAAATTAAAATTTAAAATTATGGCAAACATAAATGATGTATACAATGCTGGATATGGGCAGATGGGTTCTGTATTTGCAGATACTGCAAACGGAAAAATTACACCTCCAACTAATAGAGTTTTTATAGCTATTACATTTGTAACTGACACGCAGTTAGAAACACTTGGTGAAAATGCTGGAGGATTAACAGGAGACACTTCTAATGACGGAGTCGAGTTCATAGGTACTGATGTAGCTGCTCACAACGCAACTGCTGGTAGTGGTGAAACAACTATAACAGGAGGAGGAGGAGTAGTAGTTGATGGTAGTAACACTTTCCCTGGTGGATTAACTATTTTTGGTAGATGGACTAGTGTAGAAATTAAAAATGGTGGAACTGGTTCACTAATTGCATACATAGGAGTATAATGTTAAGTTTAAGACAAGGTTTATTTGCAAAAGATAGTCCTGCAACAACAGCCTGGACTCCTCTAGATATGTTAAATGATGCAGATGGAGAGGATTATTGGTGGCATAGTGGTAATGGTGTTTACCAAGATGATGGAGTATCCTCTGTGCCGTTCCACGTAGATGGTGGAGAAGATGCATCAATAGGAATTTGGGAGCCATATAAAAATATAGGAAATGCATCCACAAGAGTATTTTCAGACGCTTCTGCTGCTGGAAAAGACTTTTTACATGACCAAGGCTATGTTTATTCGCAAGACGGTGAAAATAGCAAGTTTACATTATTGGATGGAGTAGGAGGTTCGGCCGTGCAGTTTGAAATGTCTAATTTTTATATATGTATGAGAGTTAGATTTAGTACATTTACAGGAGGGTCTGATTGTTTTTATCAAGATTTAGATAATCCGACAAGAGATGTTTGTAAACTGATAAATCCTACAACAATAAGAATGAAAATTAATTCTGGTACAAATAGAAATTTTGATATAGAAGAAATACAGCTTGATACATGGGTTACTATAGAATTTCAGAGGCATCTGAACGCAATTTCTGTATTTGTAAATGGGTCAGCGTCTGTTTCAAACACTGTAATAGATAGTGGTACATCTGACCTTGATAGAATTTTTGCTGTATCTGATGGTCACGTAGCTGATTTTCTTATAAAAAGTAACAGTATACCATCAGATGATGAAAAAACAAAATTACGGAATTATTTAAATAATTTTGGTAATGCGTCATATGGTTCTGCTAGTACTTTTGACAAAATAGATGGGTAATATTAATTATAAAATTAAAAAAAATGAATTGGATAAATAGTTATAAATCTACAAATAAGAATGAAAAATATTTAGTAGAAATTAGAATTGGAACAATGACAGTTTTAGAAATTAAACTTTGTCTATGTGATGCAAAAAAATGTGCTAGGTTTAGATTAATGATATTTAACTTAGGGTTCGAGTTCTAATATGAAAATGACAAACGAACAATTACACGCTGAGTTATTGGAACTTAAGCAAGATATTAGGGAAATTAAAAGAAGATTATTAGACCCTGATGACGGAACAATTGCTCGTATTAATAAAAACACATCTTTTAGAAAGACTGCAAGAATTTGGCTTGGAGTCTTTTTTACATCTATAATAGGAATAATAACTAAAATATTATTTGACAGCTAATGACAAAAGAATTAAACGAAGACACTACGTTCAGAATGAGCATAAAGACAATGGGAATGATAGCAGCTGGTATTGTTGTTGTAGTAGGAGGATGGTATTCTCTTATGTCTGAAATACAAGAAGCAAAAGAAAAGCCAGTGCCTGTAGATGTTACAATAATCAAAGAAGAGATTTTAAAAGAAATTCCAGAAGCTGAGATTACCAGAATGGAATTTGACATGAAAGACCAAATGATTAGACAAACTATTATCACCACTCAAGGAGATATAGAAGAAATGAAAAAGACTCTTGAAAAGATAGAGGATAAGTTATATAATAGATGAAGCCTCTTTATAAGATATGGACAGCTTATATATTAATTATTATATTTATGATAATAGCTGGCACATCTTTTGGACAAGTGGTGGTAACTCATTTTAATGCTAGCTGGAATAACCATAATAAAGCAGACTGGGTAGACTCGTTAACAGATTGTGAAATAACGTATGTTGATATATCTAAAAGTCCTAAGATACAAAAAAGATATAAGATAACAGTTGTACCTACAGTTCTTATATTTAAAGATGGAGAAGAAATATATAGATTTGAATCAGACGTGAGTTTTAAATTAATAGCTACAAGAAAAGAGTTGCAGGAGTATATTAACGAATTGATAAAAGATAGATATTAAATGTTAGGATTAAGTTTAGGTATAGATAAAAAAACTTCTATTGTAGAAACTTCAGAGTCAATATCACCATCTGATATAAGTGGATTAGATGTTTGGTTTAAAGTTAATACAGACATAAAAGCTGCTAGTGGTAATCAAGCTAGCGATAGTAATATGGAAGACGGTGAAGATATTAATTCATGGGACGACCAAACTCTCAATAATAGGCACGCTTCACAAACAGTCGCCAGTAGGAAACCACATTGGAAAACTGACTCGGCTGACTTTGGAGGATTAGTGTGGCCTGATGATACCGCTGACACCCATTTAAATATGGCAACAAATGTAGGGGGGAATACAGATAATATTGCAGCAAGTGAAGATTTTACTATTATGATAAGAGTTAAATTGACAAATTTTGACACGGCGCATGGGATAATAGGAAGCGCTGCAAAAGAAGTGATTAAATGGACGAGCAACGCACGAGTAGGGGTTTTTATAGGTGGTAACAATCCAATCTTAAATTTTGAAGAAACAGGTGGTCTTGTAATAGCTACAGACACTTATTATATCCACACACTAACAAGAAGCAATGGTAGTACAGGAAATTTAACATACCACGTACATGGTGGAGTCCATAATGATAAAGATTGGGATTCTGCTGAAAATCATGAGGATGCAGATGTTTTTACTTTAAATAATATAGGGTGTGCTGCTAACTCTGCGTTACCAACAGAAGGGATATTTAAAGATGTTCTTGTTTGGAAAGGAACAGCCTTGAGTGATTCACAAAGAAATGATATGTATACTTATATAAATGGACAAGACTACTAAATGAAAAAATTATTATTATATATATTTTTAATATTAACAAATATAGTTAATGCTCAAATTTTAAAATATTCTACATTTTATGTGTCTGGAAATATAGAATCTCCATTAGTAGAACAAGATAACTACATGATGGATAGAGTAACTGGTCAATTAACTGATTTAACAATCATTAATCCTTATAATTATGAGATTAACATAGGATTAAGAAAAATAGCAAGATTTGATTATGAAAATAAAGCTAAAAGGTTTTATGATGGTTCTGAAAATACTATCAGTAGTAATGCTAGTATTGGTGCTGTTACTGGTGGCGAGTATTTATTATCCTGTAGTTTTATTCGTGATAGGGGTAGAGAATTTACTAACCACGAATACTGGTACAGACACGTAGGTAAATACTTTTTAGTTAAAGGAGAGTATACAGACAATCAAGAAATAAAACTAAAAACATTTGGAGGTGATGTAAGAGGTAAAATTAGTTTTAGTGGATTTGATTTATCTGCTGGGGTTAAACATAGAACACATCCAGTGTATGGATTAAATCCATTTACAGAGAACTATGATTTAGAAACAGACCCTTGGTGGAATGTAGCTTATGACCTAGGGTACACTGATGAATATTATTATGTCGATGGAGAGAGTAACGGTGTTGATGATTGGTATGATTATTATAATTGGCATTGGTTTGCCCCAGATGGCACACAAGTTGCTTTAACAGACCAAGAGTTTATGAAATATGAGTTTGGTAAAGCTGTAGACCAATATAACAAACAACAATTAGATAGTTTAGGATTACAACAAGAATTATCAGCTGTTATAGGACTATCTTATTATTACTATAATCCTAAATTCTGGATACACACTTGGGGAGATGTTATGCCGAAACATAAAGGATTGTCAGAGTATTCTTACACTGAAGATAATATAGATTTTGATATAGGAGGAGTTATAGGGACTAAAATAACGAAAAGAATAGGTATATTTGTAGAAGGAAGATGGAGACGTTATTGGGATATAGATAATTATGAATTTAAAACAGGTATTAATTATATAATAAAATAATGCCTGAAGAAAAGAAATCAGAAGGATTAGGTGATACGTTACAGAAAGTTATTACAAGAAGTGGCGTAACTAAGTATGTAAAAATAATAAGTGAAGACTGTGGTTGTGATAAAAGAAGAAAAAAATTAAATAAATTATTTCCTTATAAAAAATGAGTTACCAATACGAATCTAAGGATAAAATATTAATGTCAGAATCTTCTGTATGGGCAGCTGAACATCAATGGTGTATATGCGCTGTATGGACAGACAGTATTTGTAGAGGATACAGAAATAACACTGCTCCAGGTTGGTATGACACTAGTTGGTTATGTCAAGATGACCCTAATCAATGGTGGCCAAGAGCTTTTGCTCATCCAGGGAATCCCTTAAACCCATTATACCCTTCTAATTATGATGCGTTTTATCATTATATTGTATCTCAAATTGGACCAATTAATGTAGGGGACCAAATAGTTTTTGATACACAGCCATATAATTACGCTAGTTGTAGTTTAGGAGGTGTGTGTGGAATTACAAAATTATGTTTTGTATATAAAGGTCATTATTATATGAACCCACAAACATATACAACTTTAGGAGCCCCTCCTAGTAATCCTGTTCCAGGATACGACATACATAAAGGTCCTTGTTGTGAATCATTTCCTAATACATCTGTAAAAACAAGTTGGGATTGTGTGCAAATCGGAAACCATCCAAAATTTGGATACAAGTGTGTAGAAATACAGGGCTCTGGAGGACAGTATCCTACAAAAGCAGATTGTATTAACTCTCCTTGCAGTCAAGCAGCTCCATTAAATCCTGATGCAGGAATGCCAGGAGCAGGAGGAACATTAAACCCAACACCTTAAGATATGGAATTTAAAGAAGATTATTACGATTGTGGTCATCCAGACTCTCCAGGACCTAAACATATATGGGATAGTCCTGGATATAATAAAAAGAATCCACCACAAAATTATTGGGGATTACATATGTGGAGAGTTTGTAATCACTATAATATATCTATGGTTGGTTATACTCCATCAACATGGACTGGACAACCTACATGTGATTGGCCTGGGGTAAACACTTACACTCCTAATACTGTAGGTCCTTTTTATTTTTGGGGGACACCAGGATGCCAAAGGTATTGGAATGGAGCGGGTTGGTCTTTTAATGTAACAGCTCCTACTCCAAGTGGGTACATACCACTAAATGAATATCCTTTTCCAAATTATTTTTATGATTGGGCAGTTACTGAAGTAGGTCCAATAAACATAGGAGATAAGATAGAATGGAATTGTTGCGAACAACAAGACCCATATATAAGTAAAAAAGGTACACCTCCAACTGGTGAATTTCCAACCCCCTTTTGTGTAAATAATACTATCGGAGGCTCAGGTTCAGGAAATAAAATATGTTTAGAATATTTAGGTAGACATTATATAGGGGGTCATCCTATGATACCACCAGGACCTCCGAATTGGGGGCTTCCAACACCACAACCTTGGCCTATTTATATAGGACAATATTATTGGGGAGGAACTTTTATGACAACAAGTGTAATGAGTGCTACTGTATATTCAATGAAAAATTATCCAGAAGAAAATCCAACATGTTGTAAAAACTTTGAACATGATACATCATGGGACTGTGTACAGATAGGAGACCACCCTAAGTTTGGTCATAAATGTGTAGAGATATATGGAATATCAGGCCAATATGAAACAAAACAAGAATGTATTAATTCTCCTTGCAGTCAAGCAGCTCCACCAGACCCAGGAATGCCAGGCTTAGGAGGATTTAATCCAGTTACAGGTGGTGGTGGTGGAGAAATAGATGATAAAAGACCTCCTAGTGGAGGAGGTGAAGTAGGTGATGGTGGTGGTGAAATAGGTTATGGTGGTGGTGGTGATACTAACCCTACATTTGGGGATTATGATGATGGAAAAGGAAGTGGTGGAGAAGGAAGTGATGGAAAGTATTAGAATACAGAGTTATAATAATAAAATAATAAAATTATGAGTATATTAGGAACAATATTTAGCGGAGGTGCAAAAGACCTTGTAGAAGGTGTAGGTGGAGTTATAGACAATCTACATACATCTAAAGAAGAAAAATTAGAAGCAGAACAAAAAATAAAAGAGTTGGTTGCTTCGTATCAAAACACATTAGAAAAAGAAATTTCTAGTAGATGGGAGTCAGACATGAAATCTGATTCTTGGTTATCAAAAAATGTTAGACCAATGGTATTGATATTTTTAGTAATATCTACAGTATTATTAATCTTTATTGACGCAGGAGTTATTAACTTTGTAGTAGAAGCAAAGTGGACCGATTTATTACAACTAGTATTAATAACAGTGATTGGAGCATATTTTGGTGGTAGGTCACTAGAAAAAACTAAGAAAAAATGACAAAAGTATATTATAGAGAGTTGATTCATAAAGCTATGTTAGAAAAAGGTTATAAATACTTTACTAATGATAATTACGATGTAAATATTATAGGAGTAAGAAATTCTAACACTAATAGTAAGGTTACAAATAAATTTGATGATATAATGACTATATCATATAAAAGTGAAAATGGTGAATGGCAATATCATGAATATGATTGTACTACAGACCCTGGTGATGATTGGATGGAAAATCCATGGATAGATAAAATAGGGTGTGCGGTATTAAAACCTGGACAATATAGAGGTTCTCATAAACTCAGATTGCATGGTGGTAAGTATTTAGCATTAGGCCAAAAGAAACCTGTAACAGTTTATAGAGATAATAATAGAAATGATAAATATGAGTTTGACGAATCGTCTTGTGATACAGGAGTATTTGGAATCAACATACACAGAGCAACAGCCTTAGAGGGAGAAACCTCTACACGTGTAAATAAATGGTCAGCAGGATGTCAGGTAATAGCATCTAATGACGATTGGCATGAATTTTTAAACATATGTCAAACAGCTAGGGAAATATGGGGAAATTCCTTTTCTTACACTCTTTTAGAAAGTAAAGATTTAATATAATGGATTCCGAAGACAGTATAATATTTAAAGATATATATAGAAATGCATACTATGTTCTTATTGGTAAACTATGTATAGATGATTTACTTGAATATAATGGGTGTGTATTGCCGTTTCAACCATATGCTTCTAAAGAAGAAATTAAAGAAGAGGTGTATGATGAAATAATAAATCACTTTATTCTCACAGAAGAATATGAAAAGTGCGCTAAAATAAAAAAAATTAAAGATAGTATCTATAATAAAAAAAATTCTTAACTTTGTAAAAAATAAAAACAATGCCAAGTAATTATACATTTAATGCAAGTATGAGCTGTTCAGCTTCGTCTGACTCAGGATATGGTGCATCACAATCAGGTTCATTTAGTTTAAATATAACTCAAGTAAATTCAGTACAAAGTGGGAGAAAAGAAATAGCTCTCACAAATACAGAAATCTGTGCAGCTCCATCAGGAACTGGCATGGCAGGAAAAATAGTATATGTTAGAAATCTAGATAAAGTTAATTTTCTTGAAGTTCATTCTGTAGCAACAGTAGATACTAATGTAATTGGTATTTTAGAACCAGGAGAATGGCTATTCACTGTATTAAGAGATGACCAAGCAGTTGGAGCTTCTGCCGATACAGCAGTAATAGATATAGAATATTTTGCAGTAGAAATAGATGACCAAGCATAATTAATAAAAAAACTTATAAAAATGGCAATTCAAACAACATCATTTACAGCTTCAGGTACATTTTCATTAACAGATGCAGAAGGAACAACAGTATTTTCTTATAGTCCTTCGTTTACATCTAGTTCAAATGTAGCTTCAATATCAATAACTGCAGGTGAAGTCTTAGCTGGTACAACAGCTGTAGATATACTTATAGGTGGTGAAGATGCTGCGGCTGTAGCGGCTTCTAATCATGATAGAATCTATACTTTTGTAAAAAATATAGATAGTGACCATTCTATTGAAGTTTCTCCAGCTGGACAAGAAGACGCTTCGTCAATGGAATGTGCTGATTTAAAACCTGGAGAGTTTTTCTTTGCTCCTATGGAATTAAATAGTGATGCAAATACTACCACTAGTTTAACAGTAGGAAATGGTACGTCAGCACAAAAAGTTCAATACTTACTTTGTGACGCTATAGATAATTAATAGATACCATGCCTTTAATTAAAGATAAGGACAGGTATAAAAAATTATCAGCTAGAGATAGAGGAAGAGCTAGATTTGGAGAAGAACCGAATCTACCTAATAAATTAACCAACACCACTCAAAGAGAAAAACAAGAAGCCACTGACAAATCAAAGTCAGAGGCTATTCTTGACGCTCAGATTAATCCTCATCCAATTTTATCGTATCACGTAACTCAAATAAATGTTGTAGAAAATATCTTTAAAATCCCTAAAGGGCACTCTTTAATTAATGTACTTCTGGGTTCTACTGAAACTTCTGTAAATACTAAACTATCCATTCATTGGAGTTATTCGAAACCAGAGGATTTAACATTTGCAGCTGTTACATTGGACGGAATAATACCTGCCGTCACTGGAGGAGATACAATACATTTTCATCATTCTTCCGCCATTGGCGCTGGTGGGACAGTATCTGTTTTTCCTCTCCTACTGTCTTTTGTTTTACCTTCATCTGTTTTTACTAATGTACCAAAGGATGTATATATCTATGCGTGCTCTAATAAAAATACTGATATTACATACGCAACAATTGAAGCGGGTCAGTCTAGTTAATAACTTTGTTAAAAACTAATTTTCAACTATTTCATAATCAACATATTAAATAATAATTTTATAGGCATGTAAAATCAATAAATAAAACTATGTCTTTAAATGATGAAATACGTAAGTATTTATTAGAAAACCCACACTTATTAAGAAGTAAATACGCAGACACCGCTAAAAAATTTGGAACTAATTATGAACAAATTAGAAAAGTAGCAAGAACTTTAAGAGCTAAAAATCCAGACAACGAACCCAAAGAAAAAGAAGTATTAAATTTCCAAGAAACAGATAAAGAAGCTATTGTTACAGCTGAAAATTGTACAAGAGTTAAATCTTTAGATGACTTACTTACACAATGTGATGTAGATTTAAATAAATGGTTTGTAGAGAAATACGATATAGGAACCTATGAAGTTACAGGTTTTGATAAAGAACGTAATCCTATCACTATTACTATGTATAGAACTAAAGCTTGGTTAAAACCTATTGCTCAAGAACTTAATATAGAACTTGTTAAAAAACAGCTTAAAGAAGATTTATCGGATTTATCTCCAATTATTAGTTTCAAAAAAAGGAATCGTGAAGATAAAAAAGATAAATATCTTTTAGAAATATCAGCGTTTGATTTACATTTAGGTAAGATTGGTATCAAAGGTGATAAGTATAGTTTGAAAATTGCAGAGAATAGATTGTTTGATGCGATAGACCATTTACTATATAGAGCTAAGGGATATTATGTTGATAAAATATTATTTATAGCAGGACACGACCTTTTAAATTCAGATGGTGATTGGCCAATACCTAGCACAACTAAAGGTACGCCTCAATTTAATTCTGATTACCATATAGATATATATAGAGCAGGTAGAAAACTTTTAATTAAAGCAATTAACTACTTGTCTGAAGTAGCTCCTGTACATGTAATGGTTATTCCTGGTAATCATGATAGAGAATCTATGATGCATTTAGGAGATACACTAGAATTATATTATGAAAATAATCAAAATGTAAAAGTAGATAATAATGATTGCCTTATGAAGATGTTAGTATATGGTAAGAACATGATAGTCTCAGACCATGGAGACGGAGCTAAAGCTAATGACTTACCTGGAATCATATCTCAAAGATATAAGAACGCATGGAGTGATGTAGATTATGTTGAAGTACACAGAGGTCATCTACACACTAATAAATCTACAAAAATGCAAGCTATTGAAGAATTGCAGGGCATAACAATTCGTAATCTATCTTCAATGTCTGCAACAGACTATTGGCATGATAGTAAGGGTTATATTGGAAACATCAAAAAAGCCCAAGCGTTTTTATATAACAGAATGAATGGGCTACAAGGCATATTAAATTATAATGTTGAAATAAGCTAGGAACTTTTATATACAGTTCTTTCTAATTCTTTAATGTATTTATCTACAGTTTTCATGCTTTTTTCTAAGTATCTATAGTATTTTCTCCAATATCTTAGTTTATCTTGTTTAGTATAATTAGGAGGAATTAACTTACTGTGTTTTCTCATTTCTCTTTATTTTATCTTTTGTTAATATTTCTTTTAACTTCTTATCTCCATATATAGGCCTAGCGTTTGATAATTTAACATATTCATCAGGATTAAAAATACATTTAACCTCTCTAATCAAACCTTGTTTGTCTTTTTTAACAATCCATCTTCTTAATGGGTATGTTTCTGTCTTTGAAAATGTTTTAATAAAACTCATAGTATTAATTTTTATTCGTAAGTTCCTGTTATTTTATTTCTAATTTGTTCGTTTCTTTTTACTTCAGTATAGTTTTTATTTTTATTTTTAAATCCTGTCCTTGCATGTACGTTTAAATCTATAACAATAACATTGCATTCTATAGGTTTTTTAGGATTAATTTTCAGTATATCTCTTTTATGTACGTTGTAATCCAGTAAAGGATATGTATCAACATATTCTCTACCGAACACAACATTTCTAAGTTCTACTGTTTCTGTTTTAGTTCTATTACGATAAAGTCTATCATATTGATATGTTATATCACAATAAACTATTTCACCTGGTTCTAGACTATCCATTAGTAATTCATTATTAATAATTCTTCTCCTTTGTTTTGTTTCTTTCCTTTAAGAGCACCAGCAGCTTTACTAAACTCTTTACTAGTCCATCTATATTCTTTTCTAGGATACATTACTTCTAAGTCATCAAAGTAATAATAAGATAAAGCAAATTTACCTCTTATTTCATTTAATAGCACAGACATCATTTCGTGGTCACATGAATCGAAATCATGATTAGAGTAATAATTTTCAGTTTTCCAATATGGTGGGTCTAAATAAAAGAATGTATTTGGACCATCGTATTTCATAATACAATCCATATAATCTAAATTCTCACATTTAGTGATTTTAGTTAAACGATTAACTGTATCAAAGTGTAGCAATCTATCACGAAAAGAATCAAACTTAGATTTATATTTACCTTTTAAATCTATATATTTAGATTCCATTATTTTACTACCACTAAATACTTGTGTAGCAATGTAAGCGTATTTCATGCCCATATCAAATGAAAAATCTTTAAAACCTAAGTCACATGTATTTTTTATTTCTTCTTGATATTTATAAAACAATTCTTCATTTTGTGACTTAATTCCAGAGTCTTCTATATGTCTATAAAATAAGTGTGGTTCTGTACAACATTGAAACAAATTAACCATAAACCTATTTTTATCGTTATAGACGATTTCTTTTAGTTTCGGACCCTCATGTATATCTCCTTTAATATATACCCAGAAAGCTCCTCCAAAGACCTCTACATAAGTTTCTATGTTTTTTGGTATATATTCACATATCCATTTTGACATTCGGCTTTTTCCTCCTATATAACTAATCATTTTTTTCGTTTTTTCTCCACATTCTTTTGTTTTTAGTAATCTTTTTATCTATTCCTTTTTCTATTTGAGTTACTACATACATTCCTGATATAAACCCTACTCCAAACATTATTATTGGTAACATATTATTTATTTTTTATATTTTGTGTGTATTCCGTAAAATGTAACATCTTGTCTTACGTATTTTTTCCAGAATTTAGTTTCTGTTAAATCAAACCAATTATTATATAACAATTTACTGTTGTCTATTTTCTCCATAGCTTGTTCTTCAAGTCTTCTTAAGTCTCTTTCTACTTCTAAAGCAGCTCTTTTCTTTTCTTTAGCTCCATATCTGTCTCTCGTTTTGTTTTGTTTTTCTTTGTATTGTAAACGATTATCTTCTTTTGCTAATTCTCCAATCTGCATTTCGAGAGGGTCCCAGAAATTCATTATTTATTTTTTTATTTCTTTAATTTTAATATGATTAACGCAAGTTGGTTCTTCTAATCCATCACACACTGACTGTGCAACGTGATTCTGTGCACCTTCCTCACATTCTATTACCATTATTACTTCATATTTTCTTTTTTTCATAATTATATTTTTTCTCTTTTAATTTTCTCTAGTTCAAATTCTAAATGAGCTATTGCTTTTTTTATATCTTCTACAGGACTTTTATGCTTATGATAAGCTCTTAATAGATATGTTACAGCTGTAGCTAAATGATATGGTAATTCAAAATTGTCACATACTTTTCTAGCTTCATATCCTTCTTTGCCTTTATAGTATTCAGGTATTCTGTCATCATCTAATGTTGTTGTAGGATAGTATCCATTCCTACCATAATCATAGTAATGTTTGTTGTGTTTTTTATCTTCCTTGGCCACGATATTTCTTTTTAAATTTAGTT